TGATGTGTGTATAGTCAGAACCCACGGGGTACACTTCCCCCTCATTTGAACTATAGCTCACGTGAGTAATAGGGGCCGGTCGCTGTTCGCTCCGACTTAACGAAAAGTTTAGTCACGCATGACCGCGCAGTATAGCCACAATGAACAACAGGTTTAGTCACGCTCTGCTGCTCCGCTCCTCCCCGCGTCGTCCGCCTGTCGGCGTCCTCCTCTGGTCGTCGCTCCGCTCCGGAGCTGCGTACACCGGAAGGAATAAAAAAGGACGCCCAGGCTTACGCCCGGACGCCGTTTTGGTTATTGTGGTATGTCATGTTCAGCCATGATTAAATGTCAAACTCACGGCTATCACCGTTTCCGACTCTTATTGTATACAATTTTTCGTTTGTATAATCAGCAAAAATAAGGTCAAATGTCGCAATATTATTGTCTACAAATTTCTTGCAGCCAATCACAGGAACACCGCCCAAAGTATCACTAAAATCTGCATGACTATGACCGACTAAAACATAATCAATATGGCCGGTTGTTCCGGTAAAATCGTATGTCTTATCATATCCTTCTGTTGCGGCTGTCAGTGTGCAAACTGTATGAGCGTTAAACGCACTTATCATTTTTCCGATAGCAACAACCCTTGTGGGTATTGTCGTTCCAACAGTGGACAAGTAATACATATGGAACATTATTGTGCTATGTGCCGGGTCATCAGTAATTAGTTCGCCTGCAAGCCAGTCAAGCATAGCCTTATCATAGGTATTAGTACCATCATAGTCAGTGCGAGTATTAAGTACATAATTCTGAGCAACGGCATTTTTAAATTTGTAGTAGCAATTTTCATATTTGCTGAACCAAAAATTATGCATAGCAGGATTTGCAACCCAGTTTGCTTCAGTTAATCTATTTCCACCACTGTCAACGCCAAGATAATTATAATCGTGATTGCCGGCAATAGGATAATACTTATCGCCAAACAATGCTGACATTTCCCCCTGCACAAAGCCGAGCTTTACGGAAGCTTGTTCTTTGGTATCGCCATTATTGAGCCAATCACCACCACATACAACATACATTGCAGATGTTCTTTTTACTGTTTCAGCCAAAATATTAATATACTGCCTGTAGGTATTAATATCGAACTCACCATTTAAACCCATTAAATGAGGATCTGTAAAAAATGTATATGCTTCTGCCTGATTACTGGCATAAAATTTACCCATAAATGTGGATATTGCCGTTTCATCAACACTTGCAGTATTAACCACGCTTGTGAGATTTGAATTTACAGTTATTTTGGAAACAAAAGTATCTACATCCGCTGTTGACGCAGTATCTTCGGTTACTTTTGCGATACAGATAGCTGCTTCTATTCCGGCTGATATTTTTACAAAATTCAACCAGGCAGAAGAGCCGCCTCGCCTTGTCCATACACCGTTTAGTTTTTCCAAAAGCACAAAACGATATAAAGGATCAACCATTAAATAGGCGTCATAAGTTAATGTGATCGGATTTAATGTTGATACTCTATATTTTCGTACAGTCTGTAGGTGGTTGCCCTGGGAATCCATATCACCAGCACCAAACAAAGATGATATAAAATGGTTGTTTTCAAGAATATTTTCGTGATTTTTTAAATAAGCAATCTCAGTATCAATAGCAGGAATTATACCGTTTGAAGTAATTATACGAACCATAGAGGCAAGGTCATGCACATCTGTAACCGTTGAATCGTCCGCATAAGACACAACGAGATACAATGTTCCATTGACAGGAACAATGTAATCCTGTTGTGTGAAAGGAATATAACTATATGTGCCGGATGACTGATATATGCTCACTCTAAATTTGGCATTTGTATAATCAGTAAGTTTAACAACATCTCCATTTTTAACAGGAACACCGCCTAACTGCGGAGTGCGTATAGCTGATGTTGAATCATTAAAGACAATGCTTGAAGAAGACATTGCTATTGTGCCTAACTGCATGGCCGGAACAACAATGCCATCAACATTAGTTATTTTTGACTTTAAGTCAGAAACCTGTGTTCTGACAGCATTGCCAGCCGTAGCATATGTGACGCCATCAGCTCCAACCCTTACGTCTATTAATTCTGCATCGGCGGTAGTGCTACCAGGTGTATAATTACTTTCAAGGTTGTCAAGCCGGGCGTCCAGTAAATCTAACTGTCGCTGATATTCGATTAAATAAGGCTCGATAACTTCGCCTAATGAGCCATCTTCGGCCATTTCGTCCAGTTTGTTATTAATTTCTTCCTGCACATCAAGATTATCAAAGTAATCATTAACATAGGTCTGCAACTGATTATATGCCGTCTGGAAGTCATCAAAGGTAGAATTGATATAATCTACCATCTGACTATCTGAAGCGTTGATAAACTGTGTCATTGCAGCATCGTTAGCATTTACGTAATTCTGCAAAGCACCAAAGGACGCAATTACATTTGAATTTTCAGTGTGCAGGTTATCAACGTTTTCAATTACTTCATTGAGGAAATTTACCACCTTACAAAGAAGCTCATAATATGATAAAGAGTCATCATACACAAGCGGCAGGACCTTCTGGCACCAGAAACGGAATGAGCCTGTTTCATGGTATGGCGTCCTGGTCACGGAAATATTACTGGTATTATCCGGTAACGGATTGATATTAATACCGGGGACTTCGGGATTATAATCTACAGCCATAATTTTTCCTCCTTTAATAAATAAGCATAAATAAGTCTTCAAGTTCATTTATAAACATCATATCGACATTTATTACATTTTTTCTGTATTCTGCCAGAAGCTCCCCATAGGTTTTACCGCTGGTTTTACCACGGTGAATAATTGTTTCTGTATGCGTTCCGGTGTTTTCGGTTGATTCTGACCCGGTGTCCGTACCGGAGTCGGCTGCCGTGCTATTTCTGGCGAAAGATAAATAATTTCTGTTTGCAACCCCAGATATTCCGCCCTGGGGTGTGTCGCTGTCGTACAGCCAATCATTGCCGCTGTAGCTGTTGCTATTAGAGTGGGTTTTACTACCTTCGGAAGAATCGCTGCCGGACCGCGTAATACTATAATTTATATCGTCCCACGGACTATAATTTTCTTCAACAGTCCTGTATAATTCCTCGTAGACTGGACAAAGCTCTTTTATTTTGGTTTCCAGGTTGAACCGGAAAAGACCGACGGTTTCCGCTCCTATCTCCCGGAAATAATAATGCCGGAGGAATTTTGTTTCAAATCGTTCCTTTGTGGCTGCGTTATAAAGCGAATAATCAAAGTTAAAGAGTAAAGGCCGTGCAGCTGCTATAATATCGTTGACTTCGCTTAAGTCCTGGCTTTCCGTATGTCCGGTTATGGTTTCCAGATAAAACCGCAGCTGCGTTGTATATTTGCTCATTCGTCAACACCTCCGGAATTATCCACAGAATTTTCCACATTATCAACAATGGGGGAATCATCAACGGCCCAGTCTACGGAGACATTAAGCCCAAACTTACGGTTGATATCCTCTGCAGCCTGCTGTCTGGGAGTTAACCAGTCTGACCGGGAAATGAGGCTGCCACCCTGCATAAAAGTAACTTCGTCCGTTGTCAACCTGGACTGTTTTTCAAAGGATACATTTGCAACACCTAAGAATGTAAGCGCTTCGTTCCATATGTCGTTTTTAAGCTTGTTCAGCTTATCAGCCACAAAGGGTACTGGCGTAGGAATTGCCTTTATGCTTTCAAGGTCAAGTCCTTTAGAGCCAAAAGTTATAGGTGTGTTGCCGTCAAAGTTTTTATAGAGGTTTTCAAAAGTCAGTCGCTGTTTGTCGTCACAAAGGATAATAACGCCGGATTTTTGTGAATTAATGTTAATATCAATAATTCTTTCCGTGTTATATAATCGCTTTGCATATGAGACAAGGGCCGCATATGTAGGGCTACGTAACATATTGTTATATATGATTGTAAATTTATCCGGTTCTGAAATGATTTCGGAAAATCCCGTACTATATGCCCGGATGCTTGACGGCTCATTGTATACGTTTAGGCTGCCGTTATAGGCGTAAGGCGTGCATAGGTAAGCGTCTGCAAGGTCGTCTTTAAAAAACGCTACGCTGCCGTTAAAAAGCAACTTCTCTTCAAAGAATCTTGCGTTTACTGTCTCCGGAAGTCCGGTCCATTTAAACCTTGCCAGGGCAATGCCGCACAGCCTTGTTAAATAATCACCGTAGGTTTTATTATTCCGGTATGCGGACTGTTTGAAATAGTTATTTTTTCTACTCATTAATTTAATGACCTCCGAGGGGCTCATTAGGCGCGGTGTAATTTCCGACTAATGACGGATTTACCCACCAGGTTATACCTTTATCGAAAATACTGCATATCTTTGTCATAGCGTCATTTGGAATATTTCCGCCAATGTCACAATTTGCCGTTTTTACATATGTAAAATTCTGGCGGTTATGCAATGACGGAAGTTTAATTCTGTTGACGGCATAGCCATAACGTGAAAAGAAGTTATCTACTCTCTGGGCAGCTGCATAGGTCAAGCACATCCGTTTAAAATAAAAATTCTTCTTCCGGCGTGCTATGTCTGTATCAGCCGTCTGACTGCCTCTGACTGTATTTCCCTTCGTAGCCTCAATGTAACTGCTGTTTACCTGCTGGGCAACGCCTATGCCGCCCTGCAACGCTCCTCCTATGTTTCCACTGGCGAATGAGCCGACGGCACCCACGGCAGCCCCTATACCGGACAAAATGTCATTGACGGAGTGTTGAGCCACCCAGGCCCGGTAACTGTCAATCTGGAAAGCTACCTGCGGAAATCCGGTCATTATCAATTCTTCCGTTACGTTCAAAGCATCGCCAACGGATGAAGATGCTGTACCGTTGTAATTAACCGGAACAAGGGCAATTTTAGGGCTGGCGTTTACTGCGGACCACGCTATAAAAGTCATTGTTGACTGATTCCGGAAGTATTCCATGCGGTAAACGCGGCTGTCATTGCCGCAATCCACAAGAAGGAATGTATAAGGGAAAGTCAGAAGCTTTTTATTGAATGGCGTATAACCGTCAAGGGCAGTCCATTTGCTTATATCGTATTGAATAGGGGATGCCTGGCGTCCGTATGCAGTCGGAAACAAGTAAACGGAAACAACACTGTCTTGACTGTTCCGTGAAACAAGATTTTGAAAAAAAGAATCCGCAGCGCTTATCTGCTCCGAGGTATTAACAGGCATGGTTGTGACGGCGAGACCACTATACATATTTGAAACAATACCCATTTTAACCTCCTAGCTGGAAAAGTTTGCGTGCTGTATTACTATACTGTACTGAGAAAATCTTTCCGTATCCCAGGACATAGACTGACAAATAATATCGTCCAGGGCCACAGGCTCCGGCGTGAGATTGTCTCCGGCAGCATCAGTGTAAGCGTGTTCACGCTCCACAAAACAGGGTTTTAAGACCATTTCTGTAATCCAGGTTTGCAACACGTCAATTTCAAAATAAATATCGCATCTGCCGTTATTAACGTATTTTACATCGTTAATAAACGCATAAAACCATTTAGTACCGAAAGAGTCATTTTGAAACATCAGATAATTACAGGCGTAAATATCCTCCGCGTTCCGGTCCACCCTTACAACACCGTCTGACTTCCGAACATACATCTGATTTGATAACGTATATTTTGCTTTACTGACAAAATAGGCGTGCTGGGTTGCTACATCACTAAATAATATAGTATCTGTATATTTCGAATTTAACGGCACTCCATGTAATATGTAAATGTTACTGTTCGGGGAAATTTCCATAGTGTTTTCCTCTTATTAAGGGTGCAGGGATGCCCGTAAGCACCCCCGCGGATATAATGAAAAAAGCAACGGTCAATTATGAATCTTTGCTGAAGGTAAGAGTATCACCGACAGCAGTAGCAACTGTGACGGCTGAGCCTGCAGTATAAGGTACTCCGTTAACGGTCGCGTGCAGCGTTGCGGAAACAGTCGCCGGATCAGTCTCCGGTGATTCCGGAATAATTACGCCACCATACGAAAGGATGCCAACACCTGCCGCAGTGTTAGTTTCATCCTGGACATAATGCACATTAGACGGCTGAAGTGTTGCAGCATCCGGACCGGAGAGGGTAAACACGGTTGCATTAGCATTTCCGGACTTGCTGGCCACAGTAACCGTGAAGGTTGCGGGTGTGGTAACGGTGGCTGCATCGTCTACGAACACCACAGCATTAGCAAACGGGCTATATGCAACTGTCTTCCATGTGTGGTAGAAGTAATTCCATCTGAGTCCGGAGGCTACAAACTTTTCGGTAAATTTTGCCAGATTATCATACACCTGGAAGAAATCTTCGTCCAGTAGAACGGCCTTTACATTAGCCATAAGTGCCAGTTCTGCCGCGGTTACCTCTTCGATCATGTCGGATTCTGCCCGGATAGTCTCAAATCTTTCATTATCAAAAGAAGTGAAGTCGTCAATCAGATACAAAGAGCCAATAAAATTGGCCTTGTCCATGTTAAAGGCGTCGGCCAAAACTTCAACATCAAACTGAGCGTTGAAATCGGAATCCATGAAAATAACCTGCCGCTCCCTGGGGGCTGCATTTTTCACGCCGTAGGAGTTATACTTGTTACTCATAAACTGGAAACGGTTGGAATAGGACCGGAAAGCAACGGCAGCATTTTTAATACTGGAAGTATCCACAGCAACGGGGTAAATTTTACCTTTGCTGATTGTCTTAATAAGAAGGTACTTAAACAGTAAAAATTCGTCATATTCAGCCGCACGATATACGCCGTCAACAATACGGGCAATCATATCCTGTACACCGTTAATCGACAGAAAAGCCGTCTGTAACTGTTCGTCAGAAACGGTAACGGGATAAATAGTCCTCCAGTTAATAGCATAAAAGGCGGATTTAACATCCGGGATATACTGCTTTAACTCCCGGTCCTCTGCCTTTTCGTTAGAGAAGATCATAACGCGGGCAATGTCAACAAAAACGTCTTCGATGGACTCGCCGTATTCCAGATAACCCTTTTTAAGACGGGCGTACGGACTATTAAAGGTCGCAGATTTTACCCTCACAAGGGCAATTCGGTTAACCAGTGCGTTGATAAACTGGTTGGCAAGGGCAGGCGTTCCGTAGAGAATTTCACCTACTACTGGAATATCGGTTTCAGTCTGAATTTCCGGAACGGCAGACTGATATTCAATAGACGCATTTGCACGAATAACATTTAAAATATCAATAGTGCTTGCATTTAGAGAAGATAAAGCTACTCTGTTAGGCATTTTTAACTCCTTTTTAAATATGTTTTGATAATTAAAATTAATGGGTTACTTTTTAAATTAGGAAAATAAATCCTCATATCTGGTAATTTTTTCCTGTGTTTCCTCTTCCGTATCTTCCGATTCAGGGTCGGCAGAAGCCGTGTTGAAAAATCGGTCTCTGAATTTCCTTCTCCACGACTCGTCAAGGTCTGCAATCTGCTGCCTCAATCCTTCGATCGTTTCGCTGCTTTCCGCAGCGGTTACAGTGTCCGTAACATTTTCCAGAAGTGTTAAAACATCGTCGGAGGTTTCGTCCGCGACAACTGCCCGGACATCTGATAAAAGTTCTTCAAGCGTTCTAACCATTTTTTGTTTCCTTCCTCGTTAAAATCCATACAGCATCATATACACGGGCAGCCCTCTTCTTTTCCAGGGGTTCCCACCTCCGCCGCCTCCGGAGGAAAGTATACGATATGCCATAATCGCATTGTTATAAATCTCTGATACTGTTAAATATCGGTCCGGGTTTATCCATCCGGTTACAACGTCAGTGTTTGCGTGCTGCAATAAATAATTATAAATGTCCTGGGCGTGGGTATAACGCATTTCCCATGAGGAATCGTGGATGCCTTCCCATCCTTCGCAGAAAGCATAAGTAAGACTTTGTAGGTCCGTACTGGTGGACTGCAAAAAGTCCTCCAGGCTGTCATATTCACTTGAATAAATCAAAGACGGATGTCTGTACCATGTGGCCTCGTGAATAAAATATGCTATCTGGCCTGTGCCGTCGTTCGGCTGGTACCCGTTATCTGTCAGCCAATTATACATATTTTCAAGTCGCATATTTGTAGTACTGGTATTTGTCCACTGGCCTAAACCAAAACCCCCTCCGTCCGGGTAAATCGCAGAATAATCGCCGGACGGCTTGCCACGTTCCCATATCCCAGGATTTATATTTGATTCTGAATACCAGTTGCCTAATATGGCAGCCACTACATATAATGAAGCTCCATACTGTCCGGATGCCCCCTGGCCCCATCTGAGGCAGTGCCGCCAGTCTGCCG